AATCGTCAAGCTTGGAATTTTTAGTTCTTTTCTTGTTGACTTCTTCAAAGCCTGCCAAGTCAACAGCAATGTAATAGTCTCCTACTTCGGGTTTATCTTCACTAAAACGTACCCAGTCTTCTTTAAACATTTCTGACCCACGAGCTTCAAAAGACGCCATAAATTCTTGGCGAAACGCATAAGAAGACATAGACTTTTTAGCAATATCAATTTCGTCCGGGTCCAGTAATGGATTGTCATAAGAAGTAAAGTGGTATGCAGCGTACGTCGGATCATTACTTAACTCGGCATATTTATAAAGTTCGTAGAAGTGGTTGCGCCCCATAGGTGTTCCTATGAACATTGCACAACCCTTCTGGTCAGCCAAGGCAGGTCTAAGGATCTGCTCAAATACCTCAGGCTTCATGTCAGCGTACTCGTCCATTACTAAGAACTTAAGGCTGACACCTCGCATTGTTTCTGGTCGGTCTGCGCCTTTCAGACTAATTGTAGCGCCGTTGACAAGCTTAATTTGCAGATTATTAATATGACTACCGCTGATAACAGGATGCCCCAGTTCCAAGAGGGTGGACCACATGATGTCTCTGGCTTGTCCCTGAGTAGGTGCGACGTAAAATACATGACCTCTGTCCGCCTGTAGTGCGTTGACTATTAACATCCACGCTGCTAATCTAGATTTACCTGTACGTCGCCCAGCAGCTACTATCTTAAATCTTGTTTCGTCTGCCCAGACCTGTTGTTGCCACGGCAGTAGTTCTATATTAAGATCCATCAGTACAACCAGATAACCGGAGTTGTTCCACGGGTATCAACATGTACAAACGTATCAGCAATTCCCACACCAGTAAAACCAAGGTTTAAAGCATTAGCCACAATACTGTAGCGGTGGGCGGCATTTATTATTTTTATGTCAGCCGCGATCCCTTGGGCATGTGTCCCCGGCACGTCCTTTTTTCTTTCAATAGGGTGCTGGATTGGATGACGGTAACCAGACGTCACCTCAAACGGGAAGCCACATGCACCCCGCAATTCGTCTAACTTTTCTAGGAACTCTTGTTCCATGTTGTTGGCACCAGTGACCTGACAGTCAAATTCTTCTCGTGTGAAGTACTTAAGACTCATCTACTACTTCTCCTTCTATGATATCGTCTGGAGTAGTTACTTCGGCAGTACCAACACCTGTAATATTGATTTGTATGGCGTTTCTGCTGGTGTCTTTGACTACGTCTTTTTCAAAAGCACCTACTGGTAATATACGGTCCATCACAAGTTTCCAAGCAGCAGCTTGATTCTTGTGTTCATTGTCTAAAGCAGCATCAAAAATTGTCTCTAGAACCTTGCGAGACTTAGGACTAGCCAACATCCTAGCCTTGTACTCATTAATTATCGCTGCGTCACCCTTGGGTCGGCCTACTACACCCTTGTTTCCGGGTTTTACAGCGGCAACTTCGGACTTCCGGGGTCTGCCACGACCTCTTTTTTTAACTTCAGTGGTCATAACTAAAATTATCCCTGTTTATGCCAATATTATAACATAAGTTTACACGAAAGTCAAGCTATTTTAGAGGGAAAAGCAGTAGAAGTACAAACATAAGTAAAATCAATGGGTTACACGAGTTTAATTTAAGTGTAATTTTCCTAATTTTGGCCTATTTTGTGTACCAGTGGTTACTACAAAAGTACAACAGATGTCAACCCCTCCCCCGCCCCTAGTTTTTCCACGGGTTTGACACGGGTTGCCACTTGTGTTAGGCCCAAGAGTTGGCATGGTTCTTGCATGGGGCAACACGGGGCAACTTGGCATGATGTTTGCATGGGTTGACAAGTGTGTGGGCCTGTGTTGGACCCCTAGAGCTACACCACAAGCTGACAAAGTTGGCACGATTGTTGCTACGCGAGCTATCTATTACACGCGCACACGCGACTAGCATACGTCAACCAGTGCGGTCAATAGTTTATTTATGGTATTATTTACTCTTTACATCTTAGGCTAGATAGACGAATATACACACATGGCGACGGGGGACAGAAGCCACCCCTAGATGAGAATGATTATCATGAAAACAATTGGACAGTTGGTCAGAGCAGCTATTGTAAACTACGACGGATTGCACGAGCAGAATCGTATACGCATGGCGACAGAGTACGGCACAGAGGAGTACGACGAGGCAGGTGAGCGTAGAGAGCGCTACCGAAAGCACTTAGAAAAAGCCGTTGATGACCTCAAGGCGCTTGGAATCGACCCAGAGATACACATTTAGAAGGTTGACTAATCGAAGGGCATCCTTGTAGGGTGTCCTTCAGTGAGTCAACACACGAGCCACAGGAGGGCTTAAGACATGCAACTACGACAACTAGGTAGCAACAAGACAGAGGTAGAATTTGTAGACGGCACTACGGTGTTCTTCAGTTACGAGACACCGGTAGCACTGCAGACGCCAGAGGGTCACTACTTCAAGACAGAGGACTTCTGGAGCGTCACCACGTCAAAGCACATCAATCAGTGGTTGAAGTCCAGAGGTGCGGACTACTGCGACACACTGACACAGGACAGCATCAACGCGAGGGCTACGGCATGAACAACGTAATACAAGAGTACCTAGCATTGGTAGAACGTACGGTATACCATAGCGACCTAGACGCATTTGCTGCGATAGAGGAGTTGGAGGAGCAGTACCCAGAGATTGCAGACCTAGTCTATCAACAGGCAGGACCACTGGCATACGACTTTCAAAACAACGAGGTGTTATCATGAACATAGGACACTGGACAATCTGGTACAACCACGAGGACCACGTCTGGGACATCTACGACTCACGCAAGGGCTTCATGTACCCAGAGTACACCATCAACAACTACTCACGGCTTCTATGCGGTCTACGGGGCCGCTTTGGATTCCTAGACACTGACAAGAACCACAGACGATTCTGGCGTGTGATGCGCTGGTGGGACAAACTACGACACGGGAGACGCTAGACATGGAACTAATGATGCTTTCTACATTGATGACGGTATGCTTCGGCTTCGGCTGGATAGTCGGACATGCCACAGGCTACGAGAAGGGGAGAGACGAGTGGCCCAGATAACACTAGAGGAGGACGCTAGACGCTACGTGGAAGCCCTACGGTCTCCGGCTAACGCATGGGGTAGACACATGGTGCCTTTCAACTGGAAGGACAGGGAAGGTAAACTGGTGGAGGACTGTACAACGTCGGACAGCTGGCGGTCCTACATGGGCAGACGCTACGGCGTACAGGAGACAGACAGAGCGATACAGGAAGCGCTAGGGCAGTCGTTTACCCATAGGAGCACAACGTGGTTTTATGACGGCACAGAGGAGGACTAGAGACATGTTTGAGAACTGGCAACCATTTTGGGACGTGTTGATATTACTGGCGGCATCTGGTATACTCACGACTTGGTTATACATCAAAGGAGAACTTGACTAATGACTAGAGAAACATGGGAGATGTGGGCAGACGACTATCAGGACTACTGGGAAGCTAAGGGCAACTACGCCGAAGAGTTTGAGCAGGACGACATAGACGCATGGAAAGAGGAGGAGCAGAAGGTTATCGACGAACTACGACAGCGACTCTACAGCACATTAGATAGGGAGACACAGTGAAAAAACTAATGACAGGGGCTATGGTTTTGTTCCTAGCCCCAGTGATAATACCTGTGCTACTGTACATGGGTTTTATGTTTATGGTGCATAGCTTCAAATCAGACGAGAATGGAGGGTAATACGTGACGTTCGAAGAATACGAGCAGGGGTACTACTCTGGCGACTCTGAGGACCCCTCAGGGCCTCCAGAGGACCCAGAGACACACGCCATGTTGGAGCATCTGGTGGAATTTGAAACAGAGATGTTCCGTATGGACTGTAGGAGACGACTTAAGGGGTTGACATACAAACAACTGGAGACACTTCTGGTTGAATTACATGGAGGAGAATGGAGAGATGCGTTGTAAGGCTTGCAATCGAATCTTAGAGGAATCAGAACTGACACGGAAGGACACACACGGTGATTTTTTGGATTTATGTGGCATTTGTCTTTCTGCTGCTGCTTCTGCGGGAGTAGACACAGAAACTATGGAATATTACCAGTATGAAGTATTTACAGAAGACGAAGATTATGATACCCTCTACTAAGGTATACTTAGGTATATATACTAAAGAAGAAGCAGTAGTAGTTACTACAGGAGTAAACTAAGGTTATGGCACGAGTAACGATTGAGTTAGAAATGGACACCAATTTGGTGACACTACCGGATGTCCTCCGCTACATTGAAGAGTTAGCAGAAGACGGAACATTAGACTACACAGTGGAGCTAGACGAATGTTAATCGACGAGAAATCAATCTATGAGGTTACAGGCGGCGACTACTCCGTCTACTGCCTAGGCTACACACAGGCCAGAGCAGTGACCCATGACATCATGAAGCGTGATCCTTGGGGTGGTATACCCTTTGTGATACGCAAGGACCTTGAGTTGTCTTTTGATGACCGTGGTAACGTGGTCATGCAAAGGGTAGTACTTGACAAAATTTTATTTCTAGCCAGTGACGAGCTACCGGAGGGTGAGGGTTGAACATGAAACAACCGGACAACAACCACACGAAACACTTTGGTAACGACGGACCCATAGGTAACGACGCAGAGATCATTGTGTACTATGAGGAACGCGGGCCAGCAGAGCCAGTCCTACGCATACCCTTTTGGTACTGTAAAGACGAACTAGGGTTGTTTGAGAACTTCGAGGCGTCAGTCCGTAGGACAGCCAAGGCACTCGCAGAGTCCTACACATACTGGCCCGAAGGGTACGTCCATGTACAGACAATCATTAACGAGGAGTACGTAAATATAATATGATGACGGAACAGCAGATAGAACAATGGATACGGGACAACCCGTATAAGGCTTACGTGATCTATCCTGCTGGGGGTATAGGGTTTATGATGTTCATCATGTACACCTGCATACAAATCATAGATTCTTTTTTGACAGGTAGTTTTATATAGTGTATACTATTAGTATGTTCTGGGAAATTCCAGAGCTAAAACCAAAACCAACGGAGATTATTCCATGACAGCAACAACAGTAGAAGGTGTAGTTAACTTCAGCAACTTGACCGCACACGACGTGTTCAATGGTCAATCAACTGGAGCCTACTCCATGACAATCACATTGTCAGAAGACGACGCTGCGGAGCTTGCAGCCAACGGTGTCAAGATCAAGGACTACCAAGGCAACAAGCAACGTAAGTTCAAGTCAAAGTACGAGATCAAGGTCTTTGACGCAGAAGGTACACCCTACACCGGAGAAGTTCCATACAACTCCACAGTCCGCCTGAAGTACAAGCTGGGTCAGCCGCACCCAGTGCATGGCGTAGCGACCTATCTTGAGGCGGTCAAAGTCTTAGAAGAAGCAGAAATGACTACGGCTGATGCCGCAGACTTCTAAGTTCCTCAAACACGAGAGTTGTCCGGAGTGTGGTTCTTCGGACGCTCTCGCCATCTATAGCGACGGGGGCCAACACTGTTTTGGCGCTGGTTGCGACTATCACGTCCATGGTGGAGACCAAGGCATGACCTCAGAATTACCTAAGGCCAAGCCCCTGAATTTCAAGGGAGTGGTCTCAAGCATACCCCAACGGCGCATATCTCAGGACACCTGTGGGCGCTACGGGGTCACCGTGGAGTACTCTTCCACAGGTGAAATAGAGAAGCACTACTACCCCTACTACGACCTGTCTACGGGTGACCTGTGCGCGGCAAAGGTACGCGAGGTCAAGACCAAAGGCTTCATGTCCATGGGTGACGTAGGTAACGTCGGCTTCTTCGGGCAACAGCAGTGCAATCGGAACACCTACATTACGATTACTGAGGGTGAATTGGATGCCCTAGCAGTCTATGAGATGTCAGGTAAGAACTGGGACGTGGTTTCACTTCGGTCAGGCGCAAGTAACGCCGTCAAGGAAATCAAGGCCCAGCTAGAGTGGCTTGAAGGGTACGACACAGTGGTGCTCTGCTTTGACAATGACAAGGCAGGAGACGAAGCAGTTGAACAGGTGAAAGACTTGTTTAGCCCTGACAAGCTGAAAATTTGTAAGCTGCCGCTGAAGGACGCCAGTGACATGCTTATGGCAAACAGGGTCAAGGACTTTACGCAACACTGGTGGAACGCGAAGGTCTACAGACCCGACGGTATCGTCGCTGGTACTGATACATGGGACAAACTGGTAGAAAAGAGAAACGTCAAGTCAATACCTTATCCATGGGAGGGACTAAATCACATAACTAGAGGACACAGGCCCTATGAACTCGTTACGATCACTAGCGGCAGTGGTATGGGAAAGTCCCAATTTATCAGAGAAATCGAGTATGATCTTCTACGCCGATGCGAAGGCAATATTGGAGTCTTGGCGCTTGAGGAGGATCTGGCCCGAACAACGCTTGGTATCATGTCGGTGGCGGCAAACAGGCCCCTTCACTTGGAAGAGGACACGCCTGTGGACGAACTTCGACCGTTTTGGGAGACCACACTGGGAACAGGACGTTACTACCTATTTGACCATTGGGGATCAACTTCAGCAGATAACCTGCTCGCCCGTGTTCGCTACATGGCAAAAGCACTTGACTGCCGGTACGTCATACTGGACCACCTGTCAATCGTCGTGTCTTCTCAAGAGTCGGGAGACGAACGAAAAGCCATTGACGAAATAATGACCAAGCTGCGGACTTTAGTGGCTGAGACGGGGATTTGTTTATTTCTCGTGTCACACCTCCGGAGATCCCAAGGCAAGGCTCATGAGGACGGTGCTCAGATATCCTTGGGTGAACTTAGGGGGTCTCAGGCCATCGCTCAGTTGTCAGACATTGTCATCGGCATGGAACGGGATCAGCAACACGAGAACGAGGACGTACGTAACACAACCACAGTCCGCGTGTTAAAGAACAGGTATACCGGCGAAACCGGACCTGCCTGTTGGCTGGCCTATGATCGTTCCACGGGTAGACTAACGGAGGTGCCTAATCCACATATCGGGAGTGACTTTTGATTTACCTTGACTTGGAAGCCGACGGTCTTAACCCTACGCGCATCTGGTGTGTTGTGACACGGGAAAACGGAGTAAACACTGTACATAGGAACTCAAAGTCCCTCTGTAAGGCTCTAGAAGGCTCTGTGAGCGTCGTAGGCCACAACCTGATAGGTTACGACCTCCCAGTGCTAAAACGTCTCTGGGGCGTTTCTGTGGCCCCTGAGCGCATAGTGGATACTCTGGTACTATCTAGGTTGTACGACCCAAGTCGTGCCGGTGGACACTCCCTGAAGGTCTGGGGTGAGCTTCTGGGCTTCCCAAAAGGTGACCACGACGACTGGTCCTGCTTATCTACTGCTATGATTGAGTACTGTGAGCGTGACACAGAGGTCACAGAGGCCGTACATAAGCAGTTAGTCAGGGACATGGTAGGGTTCGACCAGAGGTCCATCGACTTGGAACACAAGGTGCAGTACGCTGTACAACAACAGGAGCGCAATGGGTGGGTCTTGGACCAAGAGTTGGCACACGACCTTTTAGCAACATTTAAGGAGAGAATGAATGAAATTGAGGAAGTTTTACAGGAGAAGTTCCCCCCTATCGTACATCAAAGGTGGTCTGAAAAGACAGGCAAACGCCTTAAGGATCGAGTTGAGGTTTTCAATGTTGGTTCTAGGCAACAGATTGCGCGGCGGCTATCGACGCTTGGTGTTGTCTTCGAGAAAGTTACGGAGAAAGGGAATCCCATTGTTGACGAGGCTGTACTAGATACCGTCGACCTGCCAGAGGCTAGGTCCATTAGTGAGTACTTGATGCTGCAAAAGAGATACGCACAGGTCCACTCATGGCTAGAGCATGTGCAGGACGACGGGAGAGTTCATGGCCGTGTCATTAGCAACGGTGCAGTCACTGGACGCATGACCCACCAGAGTCCCAACATGGCTCAGGTCCCAGCAAGCCACAGCCCCTATGGGCACGAGTGTCGCTCCTGCTGGACTGTACCTGAAGGGAAGGCTTTGGTTGGCTTCGACGCTTCTGGGTTGGAACTCAGAATGCTGGCACACTACATGGACGATAAGGAGTTTACTAATGTCCTCCTCACCGAAGATATACACACAAGAAATCAACTGGCTGCGGGGCTGGAAACAAGACCTCAAGCTAAAACTTTCATCTACGCTTTCCTCTACGGAGCAGGAGACGCAAAAATTGGAACCATCGTTGGAGGAAGCGCAAAGGACGGCGCAAATCTTAAACGACGATTTCTATCAAATACACCTTCTCTTGAAAGTTTACGAGACCGCGTTGCTAGAGCATCTGGGCGAGGCTATCTCACAGGACTTGATGGACGTAGACTTAGAGTTCGATCTGAACATGCTGCACTGAACACACTACTTCAGGCGGCAGGGGCTATCGTGATGAAGCAAGCCTTGGTCACTTTGGACGACTACGCACGACAGTGGAAACTTGACTATAAATTCATAGGTAACATACATGACGAAGTACAATCGGAGGTGGCTGCAGACCAAGCAGAGAAGTATGGTTGGCTCGCAGTGGAGTGCCTCAAGGCGGCAGGTGTGGAGTTCAACCTCCGATGTCCCCTTGACGGAGAATACAAAGTTGGAACAACGTGGGCAGAAACTCACTGAGGTAAACGTATGAAGAGCGTGTACACATTGGTAGACGACATCTACAAACTGATGGAGACGAAAGAGGTAGCAGAAGGTGTAGACTTAGAGTCTGCTATTGATCTCTTCGGTGAGAACGTCAAGGACCTCATGCGTAAAGAGTTTGGTGAAAAGCGAAGCGACAACCGTAAGCTACGCATGTCCAACATTGGGCGCGAGGACAGGTATCTCTGGAACGTCTACAATGACGTAGAGAAGTCCGACGACATACAGGGTCACACTTATGTGAAGTTCCTTTACGGTCACCTCATTGAGGAGATGCTACTGTTCCTAACTAGGGCCGCAGGTCATGAGGTAACGGATGAACAGAAGAAGTGTGAAGTTAACGGTATTACAGGTTCGATGGACTGTAAAATCAACGGTATTGTTACTGACGTTAAGAGTGTTTCGACTTATGGGTTTAGGAAATTCAAAGACGGCACACTGGCTTATGACGACCCATTTGGCTACGTGGCTCAAATTAAAGGATACGCATATTCAGAAGGTGCTTCTAAATTTGGATGGTTAGCTATGGACAAGCAGAATGGACACCTGACGTACCTTATGTACGATCAGGACGACACTCAGGCCCCTGTCTATGACCTTATCAGCTATGATATATCGGAGCGTATTGACCACGTAAAAAAGCTAGTGGAGCATCCAACCCCGCCCGACGTATGCTACGGCACTATCGACGATGGAAAGAGTGGGAACCAGAAACTCGCCGTCGGATGCTCCTACTGTTCCTACAAAAAGGTATGCTGGCCTACCGTTCGCGCCTTCGCCTATTCTTCAGGTCCAAGATATTTAACGGAGGTTATCAATGAGCCAAAGGTCCAAGAGATCACGCTTTCGTAGCACGTTTGAAGAAGACGTTTCTAAACTACTAAAAGGTTTTGACTATGAGCCATTCACCGTCCCCTACTCTATTAAGCGCAGTTATCGTCCTGATTTTGTTCACAGCGCCTCTGGTGTTCTCGTGGAGTGTAAAGGGTACTTCAGAGACGGAGACACCAAAAAGTACACCAGCATCAGAGATAGTTTGCCAGCAGGACAAGAGCTAGTGTTTGTCCTTATGCAACCCAACAAAAGGATACGCAAGGGGGCTAAAATGACTATGTCAGAATGGTGTGACAAAGAGAACATTTTATGGTATACTATAGAGACACTACAGGAGTTGATTGACCATGTCACTAACACTAGAGGAAGTTAAGGAACGCCTCTTGAAAACCTTTGACCCAGACGACCTACTAGAGGCCCTACAGATAACCTCAGAGCAACTGCTGGAAAGGTTTGAGGACAAGCTAATCAACAGACTGGACATGTTTGAACGAGAGCTAGAGGAGGAAGAGAATGAGTATTGATGATGCGACTCCTGAAGAGTGGGACACAGTTAGAGCATTGAACAACTTGTCCATTAGGAAGCCGAAGCAGGTAGACCCTGTGGAGCAGCCTGACCACTACAACAAAGGATCTATCGAAGCCATTGAAGCAATCAAAGCGTCTATGCCTGAACACGAGTTCAGAGGCTATCTTAAAGGCAACGCATTGAAATACCTCTGGCGCTATGACTACAAAGGCAAGCCTGTAGAAGACCTACGCAAGTGTCGTTGGTACGTACACAGACTTATTCAGGAGATGAACGAGTGAAACGACTACTACTGCTATTACTTTTGTCTGGGTGTGCTACTGAGCCTGACACAAGGATCTGTGCTGAATACGATTCGTACACGGTTGTAAGGGAAAGGTGCATACCTATGTACGGTTCTTTGATTTGTGTAGAAGAGGAAGTAACAGAGGTGTTTTGTAAACGATATTTTGAAGAGGAAAATTAATGGACGCATATCAACAATACATTCACAAGTCACGGTACGCTCGTTACCTGCCAGAGGAACAGCGACGGGAGACTTGGGAAGAAACAATAGACAGATACCTAAACTTCTGGGTTGAGAAAGGTAAACTTACTCTAGAAGACGCCAATGGCATATTTGCAGACATCCACGACATGAGCGTAATGCCTTCTATGAGAGCACTTATGACTGCAGGGGAAGCGCTAGACCGTGACAATGTCGCTGGGTTCAACTGCTCCTACATGCCCGTCGACCACCCCAAAGCGTTTGACGAGATGATGTACGTCCTGATGTGCGGTACAGGCGTAGGCTTCAGTGTTGAACGTCAATATGTATCAAAGCTACCTGAAGTAGCGGAGGAATTTCATGACACCGATACCGTTATACACGTCGCCGACTCTAAAATTGGCTGGGCTAAAGCCTACAGAGAACTTATTAGCTTGCTCTATTCGGGTCAACTTCCAAAGTGGGACGTATCTGGAGTACGACCTGCAGGGGCCGCACTTAAAACCTTCGGTGGTAGAGCAAGTGGTCCAGAACCTCTTGTTGATCTGTTTAAGTTCACCGTTGAGGTCTTTCGGGAAGCTACTGGACGAAAACTTAGCTCCATTGAGTGCCATGATATCTGCTGTAAGATTGCACAAATCGTCGTCGTCGGTGGGGTACGGAGAAGCGCTCTCATCAGTTTGTCTAACCTCACTGACGATAGACTCCGACGATGCAAGTCAGGCCAGTGGTGGCAAGACAATCCTCAACGTGGTCTAGCCAACAATTCAGCGTGTTATACAGAGAAGCCAGACTTTGAGGCATTCCTAAATGAGTGGAAAAGTTTATACGAGTCCCGCTCCGGAGAACGAGGTATGTTCTCTAGAGTTGCAAGTCAAAAACAAGCTGCAAAGAACGAGCGACGAGATGCTACCTATGATTTTGGAACTAATCCATGTAGCGAAATCATCCTCCGACCTTACCAGTTCTGTAATCTATCAGAAGTTGTTGTCAGGGCGTCCGATACGTTGTCAGACCTCAAACGAAAAGTACGTGTTGCAGCTTCCTC